CTTAGAATTTGATCAATTGATACTCGAGTTCTACACTCCTGGCGAACCCAATTCGGGCTGGATCCACTGTAGCTTTACAACTGAACAACCTAGAAAACAATTTTTACACGCATTTAAATCAGAAGGTAAAACTAAATACAAACCTGTAATAGGAAAGGCAAAAGATTTAGTATAATAGAAAGTTAAATGAGAAAGATACTAGGTGTTAATATATCACATAATTGTTCGTTCGCTTATTTTGAAGATGGTGTTTTAAAAGAGTATTACGAAGAAGAAAGATTTAATAAAGTTAAACATTTTGTACCTCCTGATCCTTTTTATAAAAAATATAAATACGAAGGACTAAAAAAATTTAAAGACATTATTTTCGACAACGTGGTTATTATATCTTATGATAGAGGTCATCATTTAATAGAAAAACCATATGTGGATAATATTTTAGAACAAATAAAATTTAAAGATTCTATTTTTTATCAAAAAGAACATCATTTATCTCATGCAATGTGTGGTTATTATTTTAGTAAGTTTAAAGAAGCCATAGCTGTAGTAACAGATGGAGGTGGGGAAAGAATTGTAAATAATAATTTTCAAACAGTAGAATCTATTATTAAAGTTGATGATAATACTTTTAAAAAATGTTATCAGGCTGCAACTAATGTGCGTGAAGATTTTTGGTTTGACGATAGAGAAGTTAAAACAAAATATGATAAGAAAGATTGGCTAAATGATATGGTGGATGTAAAATTAACTAATGGGAATATTGGGGGTATAAAATATATAAAGTATTTACGAAAAGCAGGTTTTAATCCTAAAGAAGAAGGACAAATGATGGGAGTAGCTGCCTATAAAAATAAGAATACTAATATAGATAAGAATGTTTTAGAAATAGCACATAAAGCACAAGAAGAAACTTTACAAGATAGAATAGAATTAATTGAAAAAGCATTAACCTATAGTGATTGTAAAAATATAATATTAACAGGGGGTTATCATTTAAACTGCGCAAATAATTTTAAATTGGTAAAACATTTTTCAAATCTTAATTTTTTTGTAGATCCAATTCCTTATGATGGAGGAACAGCAGTAGGAATAGTATATTATCATGAAAATTATACATAAAAAAGAAGAAGCAATAGAAAAAATATTAGATCAACAGGTTGTTGCTATATTTCAGGGACACTCTGAATGGGGGGCACGTGCATTAGGCAATCGTTCTATGTTATTTGATCCTAGAAATAAAAATGCAAAAGAAATAATAAATAAAATAAAGGGTAGGCAGTGGTGGAGACCAACAGCAGCTACTATATTATATGAATATAGACATGAATATCTTGATATGCATACTTTAGATGAATCACCTAATATGTCTTTTGCAATTGATGCTAAACAAAAAGCTATTGATGAAGTTCCTGCATGCGTACATGCGGATAACACTTGTAGATTTCAAACTTTAAAACGTGAACAAAATCCTAATTATTATGATTTAATAAATTTATTTTATAAAAAAACAGGTGTTCCTATTTTACTTAATACATCTTTTAATTTAAAGGGTTGGCCAATTGTTGAAACATTTAATGATGCTTTATTAACTTTACAAAATAGCGAGATAAATTATTTATATACACCATGAGTAATAAGTTTAAATTATTTAACAAAATAGATACAGTGCATGGTATCTGTGAAGAGTGCGAAGAAAATACGATTTTAGTTGCAATCGTTTCAGATTTTTATAGATGCACCAACTGTGGAGCAGATACTAGACAACACATTAATGGTAGTATAAGATATTTAAGATTAAGTGAAAGCGATAAAAAATTTATAAAGGATAATGGCTAAACAAAAATTTACGCATTTCGTTCCCAGAGATAAGCCTAAGAAACGGCCTCGACGTCACAAGAAAAGATTAAATAAAAATGAAAGAACACATCATAAAAAATATATTGGCCAAGGCCGACGAGCTCGCGGTAGAATATAATTAAGTCTCTGCCTGTTCCGGAGTATATGGCTCACAAACAAATTTAGGATAAAGCCTGCTTTTATCTATTTGCTCATCTGTTATTAATTCACTATTATAAAATACTTCAAAAGACTGACCTAAACCATCTTTGATACAACTACTAAATGTAGTATGATTCATCTGATATGTGTGCATATCTTGAGTAACCGGTAGACAGGTATTGCCTATTCCAGTGCATATAAATAATGTTAATAAAAATTCCATTGACAGACCTTGTAATTAAATATAATAATCCTATATGATTATATATAAATCGAAAGGATATACTAATGACTGATATAAGTAAATATAAAAGTCTAGCTGTTGATCATACCTGTTACGGTAACATCGATAAGTTAGCAAAGGTTCTGGCACCAGGGGTCACTCTGTCTAGAGCACAAGTAATAAGAATGTTGGTAGAAGAGAAAGTTAAGAAACTAAATGGAAAGCTTAAAACTAAAAGCGCTTGATATAGCAGGCGAACATAGAGATCCAATTAAATCTTTATGGAGAAACGTATTGATTGTTGCTCTTGAAGATGCACTTGGTAAAGGTTTTAAATCCTACGGAATGTCTTATAGAAATTATAATGACTCAGCACGTAGATGGTTTACCGAACCTAACGCAGATTTTAAGGCGGTGTGTACTTTTGCCGGCTTTGATCATGAATACATAAGAATGAAAGCAAAAGAATATTTTAGAAAGGAAAAAAATGGCAGAGCTAAGAGATGAACACTTTGAAGTAATAAGTAGAAATAAAGCAAGAGCACATGAACAACAAAAAGCTATGAGAGATGAGCTAGCTTTTTTTGTAATGAACTGTAATCAGTTTCAAATGCAAGAACTTTATTCAGAGATGAAAAGAATGAAGAGGATGAAAAAATGACAATCGAAGGTGATGGTAAAGAGTATGAACTACTTACTAAATGGGCTAAAGACTTTGATTGCCAAGGTCATTACAGCTGTGAAGTTGGAGTTAGAAAAGGATTGGGCTCCCAAATTATCATGGATAACGTTCGTAACAGTTATATGCATGTGGGCGTGGATCCATATGGTGAGCTTAAATATCAACATCACGATCGAATCTTTACAAAAGGTTGGCCTGAATTTTTTAGAGGTTCTTTTTCAGCAGATTATACTGATGAGATGAGAGATACTATGTTGAAAGATCTATATAAGTATAGAAACAATGGTAAGTTTGTTTTAGCTAACATGACTGACACCATGTTTATGTGTCATCCTGATTGGAATGAAAAGACTTATGCGTTTGTATATTTAGATGGTCCTCACATGACTAAAGATGTGATTACTGAAGCTGTGTGGTTTGCTAATCGTTCGGCGCCTCATACTAGAATAGTTATCGATGATACAGATAAGATGGAAACAAGCGTTATTGCCCATGTCTTAACTTATTTTGATTTTAAGACAATAGAGATGGGGGATACAAAAATATGTTTGGAGAAAAAATAATAATAGTGTTGATGCTTTTATCTATAATGGTGGTAATACAAATATGATACCAGATACAGACAAGGCTTATATCGCTGGCTTATTTGATGGCGAAGGCTCAATACATTTTAAACGGGGTATGGAGAAAAAGAAAAAACATAAAGGTAGACCTGGATACAGGATGTCAAATAGTTTGCGTCTGTCTATGGAAATAACCATGACTGATAGATCTGTTCTTATTTGGGTCCATGAAATTTTAGGTGTTGGTACACTGACTGACAAGCCGCGAAAAGGAAAACGGGTTGATGGTACGCCATATCTAAAACAGTATAGATGGCGTTGTACGTTCCGTGATGCTTTCTATGTGTGTTGCCTAATCTGGCCTTGGGCACATACTAAGTTACCTAAAATACAACAGGTAATACAGCACTACACTACCAATGGTAGAGAAAATGTGGTAGACTTAACGGAATATAGAGTAGCTAAAGAACTAGGAGTAGAATGACATTAAGAAGAAAACATAAAAAAGAAATGAAAAAAACTTGTAATAAGTGTGGTAATACATATCCAAGAACAGAAGAATATTTTTACGCAAAAAAACATGGCTCCTTAATAAATTCTGTAGAATATTACAATGAATGTATTGAGTGTAGTAATAAAAGAAGTCGTAAATGGAAAGATGAAAACAAAGAGAGAAGACGTGAAGCTGATATAAAATACAAAGAAACTAAAACAGGTTACTTTAAAGAGTTATACAGTAGTATTGAAAGATCTACACATGGAAATAACTTTAAATCTTATGAAGAGTTTTTAGATTGCTGGGAGAAACAAAAAGAAATATATGGATTAAACTGTCCTTACTATCCTTCAATTCAAATGACTAGAATTAAAGGCACGGGTAAAGCGACTGATACTAATATATCAAAAGATAGAATCTTATCTTCTATGCCCTATGGACCTAAGAATATTATGTTTATTTCCTGGAAAGCTAATAATGAAAAGGGAAATGTTACACCTTATCTTGCAACTAGATATTTAGAATTTGTTAATAAATCTGAGTATTGTAGAAAGATAACTGAGTTTGAACTTACTAAATTAAATAATCTACATAGAAGACGTTTTGGTGATGATATTGAAATTATTGCTGCTATAATTGAAGACGCAAAACATGATGTAAAATTACAACATGAATACATAGAAAAAATGATAGAGTTATTTAAAGATGAGAGGAAAGATAACTAATGGTAAACGATGAAGACGTAAAGGAGTATCATGAACTGGAAAAAAACATGCATAAAAATATTAAATGGAATAAAAAATATAATTATCTGGATCCTGTCCGCGTTGATGGCCCTGACGGAAGAGTTTATTCTGCTAATAATGAGAAGCTACCGAGTGTTACGACTATACTATCTGCTACGCGCTCGAAAGAGAAGGAAGCTTCTTTGGCAAAATGGAGGCAGAAAGTTGGCGAAATTGAGGCAGACAAAATAAGAGACAACGCAGCAGCTAGAGGGACTATTATGCACAGAATCCTAGAAGGATATCTGAAAGGAGAAGGTCATATGGATCTTACTGACCTTGGACAAGAGGCAGGTATCATGGCTCAAAACTTAATCGATAGTGGCTTTAAGGACTCCATAGACGAGCTTTGGGGCATGGAGATGATGATGTACTACCCTGGGCTGTACGCTGGTGCCTGTGACATCGCTGGAGTATATGAAGGTGAAGAGGCTATAATGGATTTTAAACAATCGAATAAGTTTAAGAAACGTGAATGGATTGACGATTATTTCATACAAACTGCGGCTTATGCCGTGGCTCATAACCATGTCTATGGCTCTAATATTAACTCTGGAGTGATTCTAATTAGCGTTAAAGATGGAACTATATTAAAATATGTATCAAAAGGTAAGGAATTTCAAGGCTTTATGTTCGAATGGTTAAGAAGAGTTGACCTATATTACAAGAACCAGGCATCAGGAACCAAGGGACCCATAGTAGTTTAAATTTGAAAATGATATTAAATATTTTTTTCAGCGTGGAGAGGGTGTTACAATGTGACAATGGCTTTAAAGTGTTGATATTATTAAATAAAGTGCTGTTACAATGCTGTTACAATGTGTTTCAAGGTGTTACAAATTCCCTGCGCGAAGAAACCTTTTTACCTTTTTTAAAAAACTTGTTTTTCAAAATAAAAACTCTATGGTTTAGAGATGGCAAAGAAATCTAGAAGCATCAATACTTACACTAAACCTAAGACTGTGAAGCAGCAGGTTAAGTTTCCATATAAGCGTGTGCGTATCGACTGGATTGATATCATCACTGAAGGCGGCTGGGGTTCTGAACGTGAGTTTAAGAATATGAAACTAGCTACACCTGTAAGTGAAGGCTGGCTATTTAGTAAAGACAAAGAAACTGTAAGAATCTTTGCTGGTTATGATATTGATGATGATGGCTCTATTCACTTTTCTGAGCGTTCTGTTTTTCCGACTTCTTGTGTGAAGAAGATAACGAAGATTCATTAGATGGTTCTTGTTGATGCTCACTGGTTTGTTGGTCTTTATCTGTTTTTAATTTTTCTTTTATTTCTTCAAACGGCACATCTTCTAGGATTGGTGAGTAATCATCAATTATTTGTTTCATTCTGTTTTCTAATTCTTCTGTTGTTAAATCTTCTAATTTTCCAGTTCGTATTATCTTCTGCTCAATATATAAACCAGCCGCTTTCCCTCTTGCTACTTCAGCATTCACCGCAGCTGACCATGCTCCTTTGTTAAGAGCCTGCTGTCGTATCTTACCTAGCTCTGATATGTGTCTATCATAAGTGACTTCATATTTTTTCTGCCACTCTTCTCTTAGCTCACCAATATATTTTACAACTAACGGATATAGTTTTGGATTCTGAAGTTTACTTGCATATTGTCTAGCAAACTCTGGTTCGAAACCTGCATCAACAGCACATTCAGTTGCTGTCTTCCTGCCTTCGTTCGTCACTATCTCGTGGGCGAACTTCATCTGTCTCTCTGTTAGTTTCTTTGGTACTCCCATTGAATATCCTGTTCCATTCTTGTTTGTATTTGTTTGTACTAGGTCTTGATCTGCCATCCCATTGTTCCTTTTTCATACTTGATATTTAATACAACTTAAACTATAAATCAACCTATGTTTACTGGAAAGTTATTAAAACAGATCGTAGATAAATTTACTACGTCACCCGCTGCTCAAGAGGCTAGAGTGCAAGTCGTGTTACCTAACGGAGAATTTTATGACATTGATGGTGTAAAGCTCTTGCAAAATAAATTATTAGGAGTAAGAGAATCTCATCGATTGGTATTTACAATTACTCCTGAACAATGGAAAATGGGCAAAGTCATTAAGAAGCTGTAGTATTAAAAATGTCAGTCAAACCTGAACGGAAACTATGGCATGAACTTAAAAAATATACACCTAAAATATCGTGGACTAGGATTGAAAATACTGGCTCTTTCGGTACTCCCGATCTACTGGGCTATAATTCTAGTGGGCACTTTTTTACACTGGAACTGAAAGCTACAAAAACCAACAAGGTACGCTTCTCACCTCATCAATTTGCGTTTCATGTAAAACATCCAAACCATTCATTTATTCTGGTTAAGGCCCTCTCCCTTAACCTTGTAAAACTTTATGAGGGGAAGGATATTATGGAGCTTGACGCTTGTGGCTTGAAGCTTGAGCCTTGCGCCCTAGGGCTTGAGGCTTGTTACTTGTGGCTTGAGCGTTTGTAGCTTGAGGCTTGAGCCTCAGCTGCTTGTTGCTTGTCGCTTGAGTCTTCTTGCTTGTGGCCCGGACCAGGACGCACGCTATCAACGACTTCGCGATTGTCGGGTTTGCTAATGGCCTGATCCGATTTATTACGCTTGCGTAATTCTTTATAATAGTTTGGATGTTTAAATTCATGCATATTAGTGTTTACCATATGATACAACTTTTACCAGCGGATCCCAGCAGGCTCTGCAGTCACCGCAGCTGTTATTTTGTGCAGGGGCTGGACACGTGGCGCCAGTCTCTACAACCATTGAAGAGTTAGGCCAGCTGTCATTGCGTTGGTTAATCATTGGAGGGGAGAACCTGATCACTAGGTTAGCTGGTTTGCTGCCTAAATATTTTTTTACCCACGCTTCACGCGTTGGCATCCAGTGCTTCACCTCAGGTGTGAGTCTACATACTTCATAAATTTTATTTAAATGATCTAGATCTTGTACATCTCCTGCATCATGCCATCTGAAATATTTCTGCCTGATGATTTGCGCAGCCATAGCTCGCGTCCATCCTTCAAGCTTGATTGCTGCAAGTCTTCTGTATTGTGCAATCTTAATTGCTTTGTATCTTGTATAGTTACCCTTCAGGGCGTAGCAGGCGCTGCAAACTGAGCCCTTAATTTTTCTAAGCTTCGAGCCTGTCTTACACTCCCACGCTGGCAGGCTGTAACTTAGGCCAGGCATTTTTGAGGTTCTTGTTAATGAGTCTGTTATCTTTCTTGCTTCTGTTACTTTCATAATTTAATCCTTTATAATCCTATACACCAATTGCTTGAGCTTGTCAAGTCGCTTGTGGCTTGCTGCTTGAAGCTTGAGCCCTGACTCAAAACAAACAAACTAGACACAACCTCAAGTTGTACAACCTTAGGTTGACTGATCCCAGGTCTATCACAGTAATACCAATTGCGCTTGCAATAGACCAGGGATCAGTAGGGTGATTGTGGACTGTTCAACTTCCGTCAGTTTGAGTTGTCTCAGAGTACCCTGGAATACCAGCTACCCACACAGTGCCCTACACTATTTCCCAACCAATTCGTTCCCGGTTGTGAACTGATCCCAGGTCCATCAAGCAGAGGTAATTCCACTGCGGGTTCTTCCATTACTTTAATTAATGGACCAGGGATCAGCACGGTAGGTATAAGCTTTAACCCGGTAAAGTTTTAGCTACTAGAAACGCTACCGTTTGATCCTACTTGCTTTTTCCGGTGCAAGTCCCGTGCCTGAATGAGTTTTTTAATTCCGACTCAGGCTATGGGAATTCTTTAAAATGGTATAGAGTCCTCCTCTTCAGTATCTATGCAATTTAATTCATTGTTTATTTTTTCTACTTCTTCTGTTATCTTAAGTTGTAACTCTACCAAAGCGAGTTTCTTCGCTTGTAGTATTAATCGTTCATGTATTTGTTCTGTTTTAGTTTTTGTAATCATGTCCTAAGTATAATAGGATAATGTGGCAGAACTAAGGCACATACAAAAATAAATTTATTTTTTTTTCTTGACATATCCTAAATTATCCTATATAATAGGGGTGGGAGGTCGGGAATATAATATCCAAAGCACACTCAAAAAAACAATTTGACAAGATATATAATATAGGATATATTAGGAGTATGTTTAACAAAACACGAAAGGCACAAATGCAAAAAATACGAATGAATACAGAGTTGCGAAATAAACTCTTTAATAAAATAAAAGATGTCTTTGAGAATGAGGACACTCAAGAACGAGAGGCATACTTACAGGCAAGGGAAATTGTTGATCAACAATATACAATGGCAAGTGAACTTGCAAAGCAAGTTGTTGAAAGAGCATACCCAACAGAAGATGTTGCAACTTTAAGACACTTTAAAAAGAAGTATGGCAACCCTTGTGATGTTGTTGCAAAAGATAAATGTTTTTATTTTGCACACAATGAAGATTTAGATGAGGACGGCGAAACAAAAGAAACAAAATCACATTTTGATTTTGGTTTGTTTGGTAATCTTGACGGAAGTGAATACCACGATAGCGAGGGTAGAAAGTTTGCAACTGCATATTTTAGAGAAGAACTAAAAGCTATGGATTGCAACCCAGATATCTATGCACAACAAAATGACAACAAGGACAACCCACACAAAACAAAACATGTTGACGCGTGTATGAAAGCACTCGGATATAGTAGCAGTAATTATAGAAATAGTGATGATATGGGTATGGCTAAAACTTTTAATGAACCATACTATCTTGATGTAATTGGAACATCTTACTGTCGTTCACGTGCTATTGCTTGTACTAAAGATGAATACGAGGCATTTGAAACTTGGCGAATTGCAAAAGGTAATCTGGTTGTTAAACATCAACAATGGATTGATACAATTATGAAACAATGCGATCAATTAAAAATTGGATTGAAAGCATACAGGTATTTATCAGAGGGTATTGAGTTGGCAACAGAACTTGGAATACAAGTTGATGAGGCAGAGTTAATTAGAACTAACTCAACAGGTCTTACAATCTATAATCCAAGTAATCTTGCAAGTATGATTAAAGGCATGAAGAATAAACATCAATCAAGAGAGGCGAAGATATTGGCTAGAAAAAAATATGAAGAAAGTATAAATTAAGGGTTGACAGTATGGGAGTAATAGTATATACTCCCATACATAACAGAAAGGTATAAATGCAAGAAAACACTAAATTTAAAATCACATACTATTCTAACAAGGATAAGAAACACATTACAAGAAATGGAACATGGACAGACAAGTCTAAATATTGGACTTCAAAAGTTGGTGCAAAGTTGATGACATATTTTGATGATGACGCACAAGGTTATAGAACTGCCAAAGGCAGTTGGAAAGTGAGGCTGTAAAATGACAGACTTCGAATTTTATTGTTGCGTTGGTTTCTTCGGTTTAATTATGGGATTGGTGGTAGTAGCATGAGTAACAAACATTTTTGCCAAGGACCGACATGCCATGAACAAACTACACAAGATAGATTTTTAAAATCTAGAGGTGTAATCCGAGGTCGTTATGCATATGCCAATATGGATAAAACACCTAACTCGTGGGGTTATACTGCAATGAGTGGGGATAGATATTTCTGTTCTCAAAAATGTAAGTTTGAATGGCTAGAACTTAATATGGAAAACATTGAACATGGTCGACCGATTGAGTTTATCAGACACAGACGAGAGAGTCATGGTTATGAGAAAGTAAAGAGCGAGAATAGTTGGGGTGCATACTATCAAATTGAAAGGGTTGAGGGTGTGACAGAATAGTACAAAAAAACATTTGACAAAAGTAGGAGAATAATATATAATCCTACACATAACAGAAAGGTAGAAATGCAAATACAATACAAAAATAAAACATACACAATACCAAAACCATTTGATCAATGTTACTTTGGTGCAGAGCCTACTAAAGAAATGACAATCTTTAATAGATTCAGCGATGAAACATTTAGCCAGTCAGCAAAGCTACCGGCATTTGCTGTAGCGATCTATGATACAATCATTGGTGCAGAACGTACCGAGGATTATACTACAATGCAAAAAGGTTTGACGTGGTTCCAAAAGAACTTCGTTGATGAATACTACGTTCTGTTAGACTAGTAGCCAAGCGCACATCCTATGCAATCCTTGCATACAAGCATAGGTTGTGCGCCGGGCATCAAGAGAATTGAACTGAAAGCTCAAGGGCGTACACATCTAGCCGCTGGCATTTCCCTGGACGTTACCAATGACCCGCAAGGGTAGGGACCTGGAGTTTGCTCGGCTGGGAGTACGTGCACGGAAACCAGCTGGGTTGATATGATAGAGGTACCAGACCGGTTCCGGTTTTTAAATTTTTTTACAAAAAGGTTTTTTTATTTTTACAAAAGGGGTCCCAAAGTTTTGTATTTATGCCAGCTTTCATACATTTAAAGCCTTAGAATACTTTTTTACTTTTCAAAAAAATAGTGTAAAAATTTTTCAGAAAATTTTTTTCAAATGATAGATAAAGATAAACTAAAGAACTTTGATAAATTACCTGCTGACGTAAGAAGACAATTCTCCTTATTAGCTAATCAGTATGGTGAGAAGAAAAAGACTGCTGGTATACAAAATAATTTCATGGATTTTGTAAAACATGTTTGGCCAGATTTTATTGAAGGTAAACACCATAAACAAATTGCAGATAAGTTTGATAGACTTGCTCAAGGTAAAATTAAAAGATTAATTATTAATATGCCTCCTAGACATACTAAGTCTGAATTTGGCTCTTATCTTTTACCTGCATGGATGGTTGGCAGAAATCCTAAATTAAAAATTATTCAGTCAACTAACACAACTGAATTATCTGTAAGGTTTGGTCGTAAGGCTAAATCTTTAATGGATTCAGCAGAATACAAACAAGTTTTTAAAACTAGATTAAATCCTGATTCTCAAGCTGCTGGTAAATGGGAAACCGAACAAGGTGGTGAATATTATGCAGCTGGTGTTGGTTCTGCTATTACAGGACGGGGAGCTGATTTACTAATTATTGATGACCCACACACTGAACAAGATGCAATGAATAATCAAGCTCTTGAAAGAACTTATGAATGGTACACATCAGGACCTAGACAACGTCTTCAACCTGGTGGATCAATTGTTGTAATCATGACAAGATGGAATGAAAAAGATTTAACAGGTAGATTATTAAATGCTCAAAAAGGAGTTAAAGCAGATCAGTGGGAGGTTATAGAATTTCCTGCAATACTTCCATCAGGCAAACCTGTTTGGCCAGAGTATTGGAAGTTAGAAGATTTAGAATCTGTTAAAGCTAGTATTCCTCTGACTAAATGGAATGCACAATATATGCAAAATCCAACTTCAGAAGAAGGTGCATTAATAAAACGTGAATGGTGGAGAGATTGGGAAGAAGATGAGATGCCACCGCTTCAACATATTATACAATCTTATGATACAGCTTTTATGAAAAAAGAAACTGCCGACTATTCTGCTATAACCACCTGGGGCGTGTTTCAAGAAAATGAAGACTCACCACCAAGTTTAATTTTAGTTGATGCATTAAAAGGTAGGTATGAATTTCCTGAGCTTCGTAGAATAGCGATGGAGCAATACGGCTACTGGAATCCGGAAACAGTTATAATCGAGAGTAAGGCATCAGGATTACCTTTAACTTATGAGTTGCGTAAGATGGGTATTCCTGTTATAAATTTCTCACCTTCGCGTGGTAACGATAAACACACGAGGGTAAACGCAGTATCTCCGCTCTTTGAGTCGGGACTGATATGGGCGCCCAAAGAAATGGACTTCGCTCAAGAAGTCATCGAGGAATGTGCAGCTTTTCCTTATGGAGACCATGATGATCTAGTGGACTCAATGACCCAAGCTGTTATGAGGTTTAGACAGGGAGGTTTAATTAATCACCCTGAAGATTACGAGGAGGATAAAATGCCTCCACAACAGAGGACATATTATTAATGGAAGAAGAAACATACCAAGATGTAATTGATTCATATAATTCTAGTAGTGAAAAGCTTCGAGGCATTTCATTGACAGATTATATAAAAAGGAATAATATAAAAATTAAAGAGATTGAAATGTCTCCTTTAGAAGATCTAAGAAAAGTAGCTAAAAAAGCTGACGGAGGAATCATGAGAAATTTTTATGCACAAGGTGATGAAGTCGAAGAGTTTCAAGAAGAAGACTTAGACACAATTGAATTAATGAAAGACCAAGGCGTGCCTATGGGTGAACAAGTCAGGGCTCAGGATACAGGCATCATGCAAATGGCAGACGTAGATTTAGATCCTCTAGAAGACGAATATCAAAAATACAGATTCGATATGTTAGAACAAGGTTTAGAGCCTATGGACTTTGATAGTTTCAGAAGAGAAGCTATGAGTGATATGGCTGCTATAAGACCTGAAGTTAGAATTGAAGAAGTTGTAAAAGAATTTATTAGAGAAAAAGGACGTAAACCAAATTCATTAGATGAACTAAAAGAATTTTATGAATTAAGAATGGGTACAGCTAGTAGAGATCCTGGAATGGAAGTTGTTAAAGAATTAGTTGAAGATGATAAAACTAGAATTACTTTAGCTGGTGGATCTTTTCCTGATCTATCTGGTGACGGACAAATCACTCAAAAAGATATCTTAATTGGTAAAGGTGTTATCGATAGAGATGAAAAACAATCAGGCGGTCTAGCAGCAATACTAGGAGTTTAAATTGAAACTCCACGAGTACAACGAGATGATGGCGTATCTTACGCGTCGAGAAAAATTTGCTGACGGCTCACCTCCACCAAAACCTTACAACGCACTTCAGTTTAAAAAGAAAACAGATACTTTATTACAAGGTGTATATGGAACAGGAAAATCTTCTAATGCTTTTCTTGTAGACTTAATGCAGAAAGAATTAGACAAGGCTGTTGAAGAAGGTGTTGTTACAATGCAAGAAGGCCTTGAGTTTATTAAAAGCAGAAAAAAATATTACGACGATTATCTATTAGAAAAAAGTAAAACTACTGACGGTCCTATTAGTTTGCCATCTGTAGAAGAGAGAACTGAATTTTATAAAGGAGCGTTAGTTACTGAAGGCCCTAACAAAGGTAAATACAAAGTTAAATTTGCTGGTAAAAGTAATGCTCCAACATATCCTGATAAATTTGTAGGAACACATTTTGGAACTAAAGAAGAAATAGAAAAATTAATTTCAGATAGAAAAGAATTTACAGCAGAGAGTGTAAAAACAAAAGTAAATCCTGCAAAACAACAAGGTGAAGAAACCCTAAAAGCTTTGATTGATGATACGTTTGCAAAAGGAGATTTTGAAAATTTTAAAATAAAATTACAACCTAGCACTGTTGCAGCAGCAGAAAGAAAAGGTAAAACAAGAATTAATCTTGGTGGAAAAGTCCCTCAACAATATTTAGGTAAATTTAATAAAGCCATGGAAGCAGGACCAGGTTCTGATTTGTTTAAAGAGTTGATAAAAGTAACAGGTAGAACCGAACAAGAATTATTAGAATTAGATTCTAAAAGACCTGGAGGTAAAGTAGATCCAAAAATAAGATCTGAAAGAGCATTAGAGTTTGGAGGCAATGAAAGAAGACTTACGGATGAGGAATTAAAAAAAAGAGGTCAGTTATATAAAAAAACAAGAGCTGAAAAAGAAGCTCCAGGAAAAAAATATGCTAGTTCAGAAGACATGTTAAGATTTAACACTGTTAGAGAACAGAAAAAAGATTTAAATAAATTTTTTATAAACAATCCAGATGCAATTAATAATACAAAGTTTGGTGAAAGAATAAAAATATTAATGGAAACTAGACTTGATAAAGATGGAAATATAATACGAAGAAAAACAGATTCAAAAGGAAACACTTTAAATGATGAGTATTATAGAAATTTAGCAGAGAAAGGAAAGATATTTGATATCTTTGATATTAATAAAATATCAAAAGGACAACGAAGCACTAAATTTGCAACTAATTTAAATATTACTCCAGGTCAGTTTAATAGTGCGTTCATAGAAGGACAAGTAAATAAACTTTTTAAAAAAGGTGGAAAGTTTCATGGAGACACTGAAAAATTAAATAAGATAAGTAATTTTTTAAATGACGTAGGTGTGCGTGTAGACATTGAAGATGTTGGAAGAATAGGAGCTGATATGGGTGTAGCTTATGATTCTAAGACAGGTCAGTTTCCTCACATTTATAGAACTTTAAAAAAGATGAATATACCAGATACGTTATTACTTAAAATAAATCCAAACCCAAATATCCCTGGTGTAACCACTGCAGATAAAGTAGAACAACCAGAAAAATCTAAGATAAGAAATTTATTTGATTCTTTTAATCAAAAAATAAAAAATGCAGGTAACGCCTATAAAAGTATTAGACCTGGCATAGATGCTTTTACAACTGCTTTTCCTGGTAGAGCAGATAATGCAATAGCTGCTGCAATAGACTTTCCAATGATGTATATGTCTGGAGCTCCTCTTACTCAGGCTGCTGCAAGTGCAGGATCTATGTTTATGAACAATCCTAATATTGGTAAAATGGCAAACGTTGCTTTAGAGCAAGCTGCACTAAGTGAAGAAAAACAATTTTTAAAAAATGCAATGGAGAGAAGACAAGGCCTCGAGTCTATGCTGGAGAATATCCCTGCAAGATTTAGAGAGACGATAGAAGAAAACAAAGGTGTAAAAGATGAAACCGAAACATACGTACCCTAAAACCTGGCTCCTGCCGCCTGAATCAGGACCCACGCCTCAAGGGTTGAATATTAACTATAATACTGTTAAGACAGTGAAACTGGAGAAAATAAAAAATGGCAGACAAAATAGACAAGTCCCTGACGCAAGGTCCAAGAGGCTCGGCGGTTATACCGGGTGAAGAACAAATCACTGAAGCAATTGAACAAGAAGTAATAGAAGAGCAACAGGCACCAGGGCCCATAGAAACAACAGAATTAGAAGATGGATCAGTACAAATAGATTTTGATCCAATGGCAGCTCAACCGGAAGGTGGAGATGAACACTACGCAAACTTAGCAGAGTTTTTACCAGAAGAAGTTTTACAAGAGATGGGTGCAGACCTTTCTCAAAAATATCAAGACTACCAAGCAGGTAGAAAAGAATGGGAAAAATCTTATACTCAAGGTTTAGATTTATTAGGTTTCAAATATGATATGAGAACAGAACCTTTTCAAGGAGCTAGTGGTGCAACTCACCCAGTTCTTGCAGAAGCTGTTACTCAGTTTCAAGCTTTAGCTTACAAAGAATTACTTCCAGCAGATGGTCCAGTTAGAACAGCTGTGATTGGTGCACCAAGTGAAGAGAAAGCTAAACAAGCACAACGTGTTAAAGATTTTATGAACTACGAGCTCATGGAAAAAATGAAAGACTATGAGCCCGACTTTGATCAACTGCTCTTTTATCTTCCTCTTGCAGGGTCAGCTTTTAAGAAAACTTATTACGATGAGTTGACTAAGAAAGCGACATCAAAGTTCGTACCGGCAGATGATTTGATTGTTCCCTACACGGCTACCTCATTAGACGATGCAGAGGCAATCATCCATCGGGTAAAAATTTCTAAAAACGATTTAAGAAAACAACAAGTGGCAGGTTTTTATTTAGACGTTGAATTAGGTGATCCTACTTCAGAATCAGATGACGTTGAGAAAAAAGAAAGAGAGTTAGAAGGTCAAAGAAAAACTCAAGACGATGATGTCTATACTCTTTTAGAATGTCATGTTAATTTAGATATAGAAGGTTTTGAAGATACTGATGATACAGGCGAACCTTCAGGAATTAAAATTCCATACATCGTAACAGTTGATGAAGGCACAAGAAAAATTTTATCTATTAGACGTAATTATGAAATAGGTGATCCAGATAAAACTAAAATACCATACTTTACTCATTTTAAGTTTCTTCCAGGACTAGGCTTTTATGGCTTTGGTTTAATCCATATGATTGGCGGATTGAGCAGAACTGCAACTGCAGCACTCCGTCAGTTATTGGATGCAGGAACTTTATCTAACTTACCGGCTGGATTTAAAATGCGTGGCATTAGAATCAGAGATGATGCACAATCTATTCAACCAGGTGAATTTAGAGACGTAGATGCACCGGGTGGAAATTTAAAAGATTCATTTATGATGTTACCATTCAAAGAGCCATCAGCTACATTATTAAACCTTATGGGTATTGTAGTTAATGCTGGTCAAAGATTTGCATCGATTGCTGATCTACAAGTTGGTGATGGTAATCAACAAGCTGCAGTTGGAACTACAGTCGCTTTACTAGAACGTGGCAGTAGAACAATGTCAGCTATTCACAAAAGAATTTACTCTTCGCTAAAACAAGAATTCAAATTATTAGCAAGAGTATTCAAGTTATATCTACCACCGGAATATCCGTATGACGTAGTTGGGGGTCAAAGAACAGTTAAACAAACAGACTTTGATGACAGAGTAGATATATTGCCAGTTGCTGATCCCAACATCTTTTCTCAAACTCAGCGTATTTCCCTCGCACAAACAGAGTTGCAGCTGGCAACTTCTAATCCACAGATGCACAACATGTATCAAGCGTATAGAAATATGTATGAAGCACTAGGTGTAAAAGATATTGACACGTTATTAGTTAAACCTGAACAGCCACAACCAATGGACCCAAGTTTAGAAAATATTATGGCATTAAGTGGTAAAAATTTTCAAGCTTTCCCTGGTCAAGATCACAGAGCACACATAACTTCCCATTTAAATTTTATGGCAACTAACATTGCTAGAAATAATCCTGTTGTCATGGCTGCAATGGAAAAAAATATTTTTGAACACATTAGTTTAATGGCTCAAGAACAAATTGAATTAGAGTTTCCTGCAGAGTTACAACAATTAGCTCAGATGAATCAGATGGCTCAAGCTAATCCACAGATTGCACAACAAGCACAACAACTAAGTCAAAAGATTGAAGCAAGAAAAGCTGTCTTGATTGCTGAAATGATGGAAGAATTCTTAAAAGAAGAGAGAGAAGTTACTTCTGGTTTTGGTGATGATCCAATTGCTAAGTTAAGAGCAAGAGAATTAGACCTAAGAGCACAAGATAATGAGAGAAAAAGAAAAGAAGGTCAAGAAAGAATCAATCTTGATCGTATGAAAGCAATGATGAACCAGCGTGAACACGAAGATAAGCTAGATCAAAACGCAGATTTAGCAAAAATGAGAGCTGAAACATCAATTGAAAAAACAATTCTTAGTAAATCAATACCAAATGTAGATAAAATGATGCCAAGTGTAGAGATCGAAAAGTATGAAGGAGAAAATAGATGAAAAAAGACAAAAAATTTATCCAAAAAGCGATAAAAAAACCGGGATCTCTAAGAAAATCTCTTGGAATCAAAAAAGGCAAAACAATTCCTGCTTCAAAACTAAAAGCAGCAGCTAAGAAACCAGGAAAGCTTGGACAAAGAGCAAGATTTGCTATAACATTAAAAAAGTTGAAGAAAAAATAAGGAGAAACTATGGCTAAAAAAGAAGAATCTTTTAAAGCGTCTGAAATAGGCATTCCTTCTCAAAATATTGAGTTGGATCCGAGATCTGTTACGACTGCAAATGGTATGCCAAGAAACTACATACCAACTGGAGACAAAACTGAGGTTAGAGGAACTAAAAGAATGCTAAAAGACAAAAAGAAAACAGCAACTTGGTACTAACATGTGGTTTTCGGCAATTAAATTAGCCGTATCTGCTGGTAGTAAAATTTATGCTAACAAGCAGAAGGCAAAGGTCGCAATGTCTGATGCTCAACTATTGCATGCTGAAAGACAAGCCCGAGGTGAAGAAGCTTACCAAGGTAAATTGCTAGAAGCAAGACAAGCAGATTACAAGGACGAGGCGGTTTTGGTCATACTCACGTTGCCCATTCTGGTGCTCGCTTATGGAGTCTTTTCTGACGACGTGCAAGCGATGGATAAAATAAAAGTGTTCTTCGACCATTTCCAGTCGCTCCCGTCATGGTTCACAAATTTGTGGATCCTTGTCGTTGCGAGTATTTATGGTATAAAGGGGACGCAAATTTTTAAAAACGGAGGTAAAAAATAATGGCAAACAATAGATTTAATAAACAAGTAACACCTAAAGGATACAAAGTAGGTGGAAGAGCAATGAAAATGGGTGGTGGAATGTCTACTGCTAGAAAAGATATGGCATCTGGTTTTTATAAAGACGACATGGGTATGAAAGGCGGAGCTATGTATAAAAAAGGAGGAAGCGTGAAAAAAGTTGGTAAGAAAAAACAAGGTTACAAAGATAGAAAAGATGAGTCAATTGCAATGAGAATTAAAAAGAAAAGAACTCCAAAACAATTGAAAGCATCAAGAGATGAGTCTTATGGTAAGTTTGGTTCTAAAGCTAAAAAAAGCGGTAAGATCAATAAGTAATGTCTAAACAAAAACTTCAGAAACTTATGCAGCAAATGGCTGCTAAGAAAAAGAAAAAACCTAAGAAGCTTGATGCAAGAACAGAGGCTCTTAAAGGTAGAAAATTTTTTTCTAAAGGTACTGGAGAAAACGATATGGTTAGACAAGCTCAAAGGGATTATAATGGAAGTTACATTTCAGGAGATCTTGGTGGAGTAGAAGTTGGTAACCCTAGTTATAAAAAATATTACAAAGGAGTAATCTAATGGCTAAATTATGTCCAAAAGGAAAAGCAGCAGCGAAGCGTAAATTCAAAGTTTACCCTTCAGCGTACGCAAACATGTACGCGTCCGGTGTGTGCTCTGGTAAAATTACTCCAGGTGGTAAAAAAGGAAAAAGAAAAAAAGCTGCTAACGGAGGTCTAATCGTTGATGAAGATTTAACGATGATGGTTGATGTTTAATGGCTAAGAAAGGTTTAAGATCATGGGTACAAGAGAATTGGGTCGATATTGCAAACAAAAAACCGGATGGCTCATACCCGAAGTGTGGAAGAAGTGGTGGCGAAAAAAGAAAAAAATATCCAAAATGCGTGCCCATTGCAAAAGCAAGACGGATGACCAAAGGTCAGCGTGCGGGTGCCGTAAGAAGAAAACAAGCGAAAGCGAATACAGGCCCTACACCTAGTAGAGCTGCAACATTTGCAAAAAGAAAAAAAGTAAGCATGGGAGGTTTGATATGAGGAAACAAGATAACATGCCTGCTAGAAATAAAAAAAATTTTAGACCTACTAAAAAAGGTGCAGGTATGACTAAGGCTGGCGTAGCTGCTTATAGAAGAAAAAATCCTGGATCTAAATTAAAAACAGCTGTAACTGGTAAAGTAAAACCTGGTTCTAAAGATGCAAACAGACGTAAGTCGTATTGTGCAAGATCAGCAGGGCAAATGAAAAAGTTTCCAAAAGCAGCAAAAGATCCTAATTCAAGATTAAGACAAGCAAGAAGGAGATGGAAATGTTAAAAAAGAAAAAAATAAAAGGTGTAATTAAAGGTTTAAAAAAAGCATCTAAATTACATGCAGCACAAGCTAAAACGTTAAAAGGAGTTATTAGTGGCAGATCCAAAAAAGGGAACAGGAAAAAAACCTAAAGGTTCTGGCAGAAGACTTTATACTGACGAAAATCCTAAGGACACAGTTGGTATAAAATTTGCTACACCTGCAGACGCTAGAAAAACTGTTGCAAAAGTAAAACGTATTAGCAAACCATTTGCTAGAAAAATACAGATTTTAACTGTTGGAGAACAACGTGCTAAAGTTATGGGTAAGGCAAAAGTTGCTTCTATATTTAAAAAAGGAAAAGAGGCTATAAGAAATGCTAGATAAATTAGTATACAAATTCTTTAGTAGTCTTGACAATTTATCAGTAAAAATAGATAGTATATGTTATGAGGGATACGAAAAAATTGGAAGCTTTTTCAATAGAAAAACAAAAAGAAGAAAAACAAAAAAGTCTGTTTAAAAATCTTAGAAAAGAAGTTGAAACAGGTGCGAATGGAACACAAGATTACATTATTAAGAAAGGTATAAACAAAGGTAAAAAAGCAAATGGACGAACTAACATTAATAACTAAAATACAGAGAGAACTGAAAGAACAATATCAACAAATTGGTGATGCTATGATTTCTGGTAGTGTTGACAATATGGAAAAATATAAGTATATGATGGGACAGGCACATGCCTATTATAAAATATCACAGGATATCTCTAACCTGCTAAACAATAAGGAGCGACATGACGAAAAAGGAACAGTTATCAAATTCGGAGAACCCAAAGATTAAATACGCTTTGGCGGACAAATACGAAAAAGAAGATAAAGCAAAAGAAGATAAAGAACAAAAAACTTACGATAGATTAAAATCTAAAGAATCAGATAAATTACCTCAACCTACTGGTTGGAGAATGTTACTTCTCCCTTTCAAGATGAAAGAAAAAACTAAAGGTGGATTATTTCTTGGACAAGAGACTTTGGAAAGACAACAAGTTGCATCTCAATGCGGTTTGGTTTTAGCAATGGGTCCACATTGTTATGACAAAGAAAAATTTCCAGAAGGCCCTTGGTGCAAAAAGGGTGATTGGGTGGTCTTTGCAAGATATGCAGGGAGCCGTATACAAATTGACGGGGGTGAAGTTAGATTGCTAAATGATGATGAAGTATTAGCTACAATCGAAAACCCTGAAGATATACTTCATCAATATTAAACATAGAAGGAGAACACTATGCCAGACACTGAAGAAGTGAAAAAAACAGTTGACATTGATACCTCTGGTCCAGCAATGGACGTCGATGTACCTGAAGAAAAAGATGTTGCAGAAGTTGAACAACCGGAAGTAAAAGAAGAAAATCCGAGTGTAAGACCTGTAGCAGAGGATAAAACTTACGAAAATGAAAGAGAAGTCAAACTTGACGACAAGAAAGAAAATAAAGAAGAATTAGAACAGTACAGTGATAGTGTACAAAAAAGAATAGCTAAATTAACTAAGAAGTGGAGAGAAGCTGAAAGACAAAAAGATGAAGCTTTATCTTACGCTGAAAGAACTATCAAAGAGAAAAAACAAACAGAAGAAAAATTAAAAAAAATAGAACCTAATTTTCTTTCTGTAACTGAAGAAAGTATTACTTCAGGTGTTGAAGCAGCAAAAGCAAAACTTGCAGCAGCTAGAGAAGCAAATGATCTAGGAGCTGAAGCAGATGCAATGGCAGCTATCTCTGAATTAGGAGTTAAGAAAGCTAGGCTAGAAGAAGCTAAACTCGCTAGAGAGAATCTAGAAAAACAACCACAAGCAAAACCTGAGGTTAATTTAAGAAGACAACAAGCAGCGCAAGGTACACCTGATCCTAAAGCTGAAGCATGGAGTGAAAGAAATACATGGTTTGGTCAAGATACGGCTATGACTTACACAGCTTTTGATCTTCATAAAAAGTTAACTGAACAAGAGGGTTTTGACCCATCAAGTGATGAGTATTATTCTGAAATAGATAAAAGAATAAGACTTGAATTCCCGCACAAATTTGCTAATAATAGTAGTTCGGGAGAAGATACACGACCTGCTCCGGTACAAACAGTAGCTTCGGCGAAGCGAAGTACCAAATCTGGTCGCAAAACTGTGAGGCTCACACCATCACAGGTTACAATCGCCAAAAAATTAGGTGTGCCACTTGAAGAGTATGCGAAACAATTAAATATCACGAAGGAGGGATAAGCATATGGAAAATACAATAGATAAGAAAACCTCACGTGCGAGTCAAACAAGAGAAAAAACAACTCATAAAAAAGTTTGGACTCCACCATCACCTTTAGATGCACCACCTGCTCCATCAGGTTTTAAACACAGATGGATTAGAGCTGAATCAATGGGATTCCAAGATACAAAAAATGTATCTGCTACGTTAAGAGAAGGTTACGAATTAGTTCGTGCCGATGAATACCCAGATTCACAATTTCCAGTCATTGAAGACGGGAGATACTCAGGAGTGATCGGAGTTGGCGGCCTACTGCTCGCTAGGATACCTGAAGAGTTAGTTAAGCAGAGACAAGACTATTATGCTAACCAGCATAATGAGAAGGTCAAAGCTATGGATAACGATCTCATGAAGGAAGAGCACCCAAGTATGCCTATCGATATTGATAGACAGACTCGTGTAACTTTTGGTGGCTCAAAGAAATCTTAAACAATTTCCTAACCATTAAAGTTCATTTAACCCGTACTGGAGGCCCGCAAGGGCAGGTACATTTATAAGGAGGCCTCTATGGCAAATACAAACGCACCTTTCGGTCTAAGAGCGATCGGAAAAGTTGGTCAAAATAGAGACAACCAAGGTTTAAGTGAATATAGTATCGCTGCAGATTATGCGACTACTATCTTTTTCCAAGATGCTGTAAAACCAGTAGCTGGCGGAACTATTGAACAAGCCGCAGCTGGTGACAGATTACTTGGATCACTTAATGGTGTTTTCTACACAGACCCAACTACAAGTAAACCTACGTTTGCTAACCACTATGCAAGAGTTAACGCTTCTGACATAGTAGCATTCGTAAGTGATGACCCTTATGAAAGATTCGAAATCCAAACTGATATATCAACTGCTTCAGCGCAGACTGATGTATTCATGAATGCGGATATCGTTGTTTCAGCTGGTGTTTCAGCGAACTTTGTTTCTAACTCAATGTTAGATGACAATACGCTATCAACAGTAAGTGGTCAGTTAAAAATCATAGGTCCATCAAATGACATCGACAACAGTACAGTTGGCGCTGGTTATTTAAATTGGGTTGTGATGATTAACGAACACATCTACAACTCTGCTACGGCAGGAATATAATAGTTAGAATAGGAGAAAAAACATGGCTATATCACGAGGACAACTAGTTAAAGAACTAGAACCAGGCCTGAATGCACTATTCGGACTGGAATATAAACGTTATGAGAATCAGCATGCTGAGATCTACACAACAGAAACTTCAGACAGAGCGTTTGAAGAAGAAGTTATGTTATCTGGTTTTGCTAATGCTGCAGTTAAACCTGAAGGTTCTGGCGTAACTTTTGACAATGCTCAAGAGACTTACACAGCTAGATACACTATGGAAACTGTTGCGCTAGCGTTCGCAATCACTGAAGAAGCGATTGAGGACAACCTGTATGATAGACTTGCGTCTAGATATACAAAAGCGTTAGCTAGATCTATGGCGAACACTAAACAAATCAAAGCGGTTAATCCTTTGATCAATGGTTTCGGAGGTGGTTTCACTTCTGGAGATGGAAGCAACTTGTTTGCAACTTCTCACCCAACGATCGCTGGAACTGTGTCAAATACTTTGGCTACACAGGCAGACCTTAACGAAACATCTTTGGAGCAGTCTTTAATTGACATCAATGCTTTCACAGATGAGAGAGGTCTAAAAATTGCTGCTAGAGGAATGAAAATGATCGTTCCTTCTGAGCTTCAATTCCAAGCTGAAAGACTTATGAAGTCTCAAGGTAGAACTGGCACTGCTGACAATGATATCAATGCAATCGTTTCTATGGGAATGGTTCCTCAAGGTTACAGAGTGAACAATTTCTTAACTGATCCTAATGCGTACTTCTTCATTACTGATGTACCTAACGGTATGAAGTATTTTGAAAGAACACCTATTAGAACAGCTATGGAAGGTGATTTTGATACTGGAAACGTAAGATACAAAGCTAGAGAAAGATACAGATTTGGTGTATCTGACTTTAGAGGTATCTTCGGATCTTCAGGAGCAAGTTAATCGTAAGAATTTTGTGGCGGGACATAGTTCCGCCACAATTGTATGAAAGAAAGAATAATGGTAGAATTTCTAGTAAATATCTGGGCGTATGATCATCACGCTAAATTTAATGTTTTGGCTAATGATAACCCAGCCTCACTAGAACAAGCTATACTTGACAAGTTGGGAGAAAAAAGTATAGTTTGGGAATATCTTGGAATATCTTATGATAACAAGATAAACAGAATAACCTATGAGGAGGTTATCGATGGAAAAAATGATGCAACACTTAAACGACCTTTACCAACAAAAGAGGGGTCTAGACTTACAGTGGGAGCAAGAGCATCTTAAAGAGGGTAGATATACTCTCAATATGGTTAAAATAGATCGAAAAGTTAGAGATGTTTTAAGTCATATTAAGATGGCAGAAGCGCAAAAAGAACACTTGCGTAATAAAGTGGAAGGCGCTGCTCCGCAAGTTTCCGTAGCTACTTAAACAAAAAGCTACATCGTTGGAAAAATTCACTCCACACTACAGGCTCTCTTGCACTCTACTAAAAACTAGTGTATAAAAAAATCACTGTATAATTTAATTAGTTTACATAGACGCGTACAGTCGACGGCCTAGAGACT